TATTTACTTTATTATCATAGTTTTCTACTACTATTGAATCTATAGTGTACCAGTTCAAAATGAATGTAAATATATAAATGGATAAAAGTATCATTACATTTAAAGAAACCAAGGTTTCCTTAAACCTTCCTTCTAGCAAATTATAAAAAAAATTTGTATTTATATTCATTTGTCTATAACGATGCCATTATCATTATACATTCCCATGACCAAATACGTCTCCATATTTAATAGAACATTATTTTTAGTTTTGAAATACATAGAACCTGCTATTTCAACGGTAGTGACTTCAAGTTTGTTTATCTTTTTTTCTTCAGTTACGGGGGTCGGTATTTTTTTAGGACGCCCACGCCCCTTTTTAATTGGCTCGCGAGTATCTTCACCGAACTTATAAACAATACCCGCTGCGTGTAGTGCCTCATTAACATCTTCCCGTTTATATTCCATTTTAACAATAAATTTGTGATAAGGAATTTCTTTTTTGCCTTCGGGAGTTACGAATTCATTAGTCTCACATTTAAGTCGTGTTTCAATATCTCCATATTTTAATTTAGAACAGGCTTTACAAGTATAATCGTTAGTTTGTTTAGTGCATTGAGTATATAGTCCGTGATTATATACAACTGCTTTACAACATCTTGGATTTATATTACCACAGAAAGGTAAAACGATTTCTTGTATGGTTGCTGGTTTAGTTTCAGGAAGAGTTTCAGGAAGTCCGTATGTATCTTCCAATAATTTTTTTAATTCATCAACAGAATCAATTTTATAATGCTTACATATAAGTTGATACGATTCTTCACATCCCATATTTTTATTTATCCCCATAAATATTATTATTTACCGTTATTATTAGTGGGTCTATCCCATTCAATTTTTTTTTCATAAACGGGGGGGGGAAAACCAATAAAAAATTGAATTGGATATAAATATATTATGGTAAGTAATAATAAAACAAAAGAACATAGTTAGAAATAATGGACGGAATCAACTGCTATATGTGCGAGACCCCCATCACTGGAAATGTGTTTAAAGCATTTGACGAATCATTCTGTTCCGCCTTTTGTAGGTATAAGTTGGTTAAGGAGTGTGATTATAACCACGACTGCGAGTTGGTGAAGAAGCAGGCAGCGCCAAAAAAAACCAATCCGCCCACGAACACAATCAGCACCGAAGACCGCCTCGCATTTGATTTGTCCTCAATTGATATTCATTACGCAAGTTATGATTATCGTCAAGACATCATCGATGTAGTATATCACAACAGGGGCAATACGCCCAAGGTGCCGAGCATCGGCGAATATATCAGCAACATCTTTTACGGTATTGTTGGAATGCTGTAGGAAACTACCATCACAGACATTATAAAAAACTAAAAAAATATACATATGAATATGATAATGATTATGTATATTTTTTTACATAAATATTTTTTGATTAACTACTGCGCTGACCCGTGGGTCTATATCAGACGACGGTATCCAAGTTTTTTAAGCAACTTTAAACATGAACAATTAGTTTTATCATAAATGATTGCATCTGCCGGATGAAACTGTTGCCGCTCCTGGTAGAGATCGCCGTAGGGATAGGGATAGGGCTGAGCCAGACCGGTGTGCGAGCAGGCGTGAGCAGTCTCATTAAACATATTAAGACCGCGTTCAACGGGACTAATAAAATATGGAAACCAATAACCGTTTATAGCATCGTTGTTTGTTAATATTTTCGAACACTTATCAAGTATAAAAGAAACTAACGGATCAGATGGGTTTGCCATGCGGAAGCCGGTATTAGAATACCGGTAATTAACCCGTAAATTTATAATAATTTTTATAATAGCCGTCTTTTGTGCCGCGCGCATATAGTAGCGTCTGGTTAATGCGTCAGATAGACGAATACCATAGATATGTGTTTGTATCTCATCTGGAAGAAGATCATAGAAGAGATTCGTCATTTTCTAATTTGTACTATATAAAAGAAACATTTTAACCAAATCAATTTTTTATAAATTAACAAAAAAATTGATTATAACAATTTATTAGTTGATTGAAATCATTTCCTGAATTGTTTAGATTATTATAAGAATGGTAAATATTAGTAAAAACTATAATAGATAAATTATTTATAATCATAATAAGATATAATCAACATATTTACAGTTCCATATCACGCATTTTATGAACCAGTTTATCAAGTGACCAAATTGGAGTAGGTTTTTCACAAGCCCAAGTAGTCATAGAGCGAACATAATGCCTACAATCATTTACACCAAGAATATATTTATGCTTCATATTTTTTTCAAATTTCAACACTTCGTCCAGAGTTTTATCGGTATATTCCCATAGGAAGGTGGTAGAATGTAATTCTTTTTTAATACGGAGACCTCTGGTAATGGCGACGGAAAGACCCCATATTTCGCTACCCATCATATCATATCTAACTTGGGAAGACGCCGTTTTAAATGTAATACCTATATGATAAATATCTGTATCTGGAATTAATTGATCCAAGTGAATATACACCTTGGTTTTTTTATTTACGAGGAAAAGAAACTCATTTATTTTATCCTGTGAATTCCGCTTTACTATATTGTAAAATTTGGTCGCCCTTTCCCTTTCCATAGCACTCACAATCTCTCTCGCTCTCATAGAAATGGTATTTTCATATCTATTATTCATACTATCAATATTTCCTCCTGGTGTAACTATATATCGTGGAAGCATCCTATTGTAGTTTATTTCAACCGTTCGTGAGGAAAACGGAGAAACGATTAAACTCATTGCTGCGTACATATAAATAAGCATAATATTATACATCCATGAGAACAATTGTTTAAGTGTTTTAATAATTTATTTTATGTAAAAAAAATGGTAGTATCATTTTTGTATAATCTTAATCCAGAATTAAATAATCTCCGTTCTCCTTCTGCTTGTATTTGGCGATGACTTTAGGATTGATATTGTTGCTAATAATATCCTCTGTCCTATAAATATTGTTATTGTCGTCAATATAATATAGAATACCGTTAATTTCTTGAGGCCACACATTAATCTTTGTAAGTTTATTATCATCTATTTGACCCTTGTCAATCGCACCGTGCGGGCGACTCTTATCATGTGTTCCACAATATAGTGACTCGTCCTTCTTGCGGCGAGTACATTGACCACCATCCGCACGACACGCCTGACACCGTAGATAATGTTCTACATGCGATTTAACCCTCTTCCTCTTACTAAAATCGGTCTTTTCAAGCGAAAGTGCCTCGTAGTCAAAGATGAACTGTAGTAGTTCGCTTTTAAGAGTGAAATCCATATTCTCATCTGTTTTTGTTTCTACCCACGTTTTAATGTCGGTTTTGAATTGGTCTTGGAATTCATTTACCTTGGCTGTAACACGCTTTTCCATATTATATTATAATTGTTATTGGTTATGAATAATTTGTTATTTAAATCAATTTTAAATATATTTTAATTAAATATATTTAATTATGCGTTTATTACCTCGTCCAGATACACCTTACTTGTTCTGGTGTTGTATCACGGGTTCCAATATGACCTGTTTGCGAACACCGAGGAGTGCTGGGAGGCGTCCAATCAATTGGCTCTGGGACTGGATTCCAAATATCTACAGTAACCTCCTCCGTCTTCCAGTGACGAGAGTGATAATGACCCATAGTGCGTTTATCTATACCTAAATCCCAACTGAATACGGTAGTGAATTTTTCATTATCCCATACATCAAAATTTAGACCCTGAAAACAGTCACGCTTTACTGGTGCGCGGTCTTTATCTACCCAAGACACCCAATTACCACTAATAAGATATGGCGAATCGGGCTTACACATTTCTGCTAACCATTTACGCTGAATTTTGGCGGGACTACCCAGCCCATTAAAGTTTGCTTTGAAATCATTCTTATCAAAATTCATATACGAATACTGTCGTCCGTGAGTGGAAGCATATTCAATAGACATTTTGATTTCCTCATAATATTTAAATGTTAATGATTTGAATAACTGGTCTAAGCGAGCAGCCTTATTCTTTTCAAATTCATTATAAATCGTACGCTCAACAAGTTCCTTGTTGATTGATATTACACGCATACGCTCGATAAATGTAACAGACGCCATAATTTACTATAGGTAAGGACAATATTTTTAAATCAATTATATAAAGATTTAAAAATTAAACATCATATATAAATAATGCCGCGATTAAACACAACACTCGTAACCGAAGACGATTTCGTTAATTGGGTTCGGTCTCATAACGGCGTGCTACATACACGCAAAGTATCTAATATCAACAATATCAATTTAAGTGAATGTCCCCCAAATACTATGGTATGTCTTACGGGATACTCTCAAATCGTCCATACTTTCTTTACTAATATTATTCAAAATTTCAAAAACAAGATTATATTGATTACGCTGGAAACTGATGGATTTAATATGCGTGAAGACTATCTAAAACACCCTCTATTACATCACTGGTATACCTGGAATAAACCCGTTCAACACGAAAAACTAACTTGTATTCCTATTGGATTAAATTTTGATAGACACAAAAACTCAATTGTAAATTACATTAATCGTGATAGTAAAGATAAGGGCAGAGACAAATTATTCGCTGTGAATTTATCAGTCAGTTCAAACCCCGATAGAATCAGGTTAATTCAAATCGCAAAAACAAAATGGAACGGTTTTTGCACGCATATTGATAATATCCCATTCCTTAATAGTTATCGTCGTCAATCTATAATTGAGGGTTCAATCAACGTAGATGTAACTAACCCAGAGTGCTATGCTATTCTATCCAAGTATAAATTTATATTATCACCACCAGGAGCAGGTTTAGACTGTCACCGAACTTGGGAAGCACTATATTGTGGAACAATTCCTATCATTATTGAATCAAGTATCAACGAATTATACAGAGATTTACCAGTATTAATTGTTAATAGTTGGGATGATATCACCAAAGATTTATTAGAAAAAAAATATGTAGAAATCCAAGATAATATAAAAAAAGACAAATATAATATGAAAAAAATGTATATGAATTACTGGACTACCGAAATAGATAAGAAGCGTATTGTAGCACCACCAGCACTTCCAGAAATGGAGAAATTAAATATCAAAAATTATAAGCCCATTCATTTTATTACATACGGTAATCATCGGTTTAAAAATTCCAAAGACAGGCTTTTACAGGAAGCACAGGAATTTGGAGCATTCAAAACTATGACTGGCTACGGACCAGGGTTTATGTCCCGTGAATTTATGGAAAAACATAAAGATGTACTAACTCAACCAAGAGGTGGTGGATATTGGATATGGAGACCCAGTCTTTTACTTGAAGCGCTGAATAAGATTGAAGACGGTGAGTTTTTAGTTTATTTAGACGCTGGTTGTAAATTAAACCCATATGGGAAGAAAAGGTTTTATGAGTATATTGATATGATAGATAATAGCGATTATGGTATTATGTCGTTTCAAATGAGCGGAAATTTAGGACAAGGTAATTTAGAGAAGGAAAATAAATGGACTAACAAAGAAATATTTAACTATTTAAATGAACCGACTGATGGGGCTCATGCCAATACAGGACAGTTTTTAGGCGGTATATTAGTTATGAAAAAAAACCAGCATTTATTAAAAATTATAAATCTCTTAATAAAAGCATTAGATGATGACCAACTAATGTATACCGACCATTACAGCACCAATCAGCATCCACAGTTTAAAGAAAATAGGCACGAACAGAGTTTATTTAGCCTATTACGAAAAATCCACGGTTCGGTCGTATTAGATGGCGATGAATCCTTTATGGTGCCGTTTGGTGGAAGTGAATCTATGAAATACCCTTTCTGGGCCTCAAGAATTAAAGGTTAAGTATTACATAGTTAATAACTTCCTTCTAAAATAATTATTATTCACCCAAATTTCGTCCATATCCAGTTTATCATCCATAATAAATCCTTTGCTTGCTAATAATTCCCTACTTTTTTTCGCCATAGTTTTTCCAAATTTCCCCCAAGCACTCATATCAATTGCTATAACGTAAATCGGGGTGTCCCAATTAATAGTTTCTAATACCTCTAATTCGGCACCATTAACATCAATGGATAAAAAATCTACATATTTAATATTATTATTATCAAATATATTAGATAATTTATCTACCTTAACTTCTATTCCTGAATCGCTAATATTCCAAGCATCCATCCAAGTTCTGCCTGAATTTTGTACGCATTTATCTAATACGTGAGTTAATCCACCAATAGCACGTGGGTCATCTGTAAATTCTAAATACTCTTTTTCCACAGACGATATAGCAGAACTTATATTTACTGTTTTAGGTCTGTATGTTGTTAATTTTTGAAAATTATGAGGAGACGGCTCTATTAATATTCCAGACCACTTTAAATTATCTTCCAGAGCCTTTGTATTTGAATATGTAATTCCGTCAAAAGCACCTACCTCTACAAAAACACCATCTACCTTTTTCTGAGGACCGGCTTTCCAATAATTAACATATTTATCCATAATCAATTTATCAATTACTCGTCCGTGTTTACTTGTCTCCTGACTATAATAGTTGCTTATATTTTTCAGAAACGAAAACGTTGAATCGATGGTGTAATAATCCATATAATATAAATAAGAAGAGTATATTTATATTATTATCATAAGCAAATTTATAATAGATTTACGATATTATCGTTTATTTGCTTGTATTTATCATACGGTCTATACATATGATAATCCGAATATTGTCCTGTCTGTATAGAGTTTGATAGAACGGTGCTGTTTGGGAAATTGCCCCTATCAAGCCTTTTGAATTTACAAAAATCGTCATTTAAAATTACCAGTTTATTAACATTTACCTTTTTGTTCCAATTTTGAGTAGAATTAAATAGGTATAACTGGTCGGTAATCCAGAACGGCATATTGCTATGTCCCACGAATTCCATATTGTTATATAATACGGTCTGTATCATATATACTATATCGGCTTCTGTCTTAATTGAAAATACAGAACGCCATACTTCGGGGTGGGCTACATTATAACATATAACCATTTCGTTTTTACCAACACAACTCAATTGCCTATAACAGACGAATTTATCGTCGGCAATATCTTTAATCGGTTCGGTGTAATAGTTTCTATTCATCGGGATAATATCCATATCAGTAATTAATACGCCACCCTCACTTTTAATTAAACACGGATATAGAAGCCTAATATTTTGTGCTATAAACGATGATTTAACGTTAGGAATAGGTGGGAAAAGTTTAATATATTTAGCATAAGGTTCTAATTCAGGAATCATAGCATCAGCAATCAGCACTATATGAATATTGATGTCTGGGAATAATTTCAGCCAAGCCTTTATAAAGATAGGAACGAATTTGTAGTATAACGGGTTCGTATCCGTCGCGGTTAATACATCGGTGAGCCTCATTTATATTTATAGTGATTATAAATTTTATATGTTTTTTTTATATATAATATTATTGTTATTGTCATCAATATTAATAATATTATTACAGAACGGTTGGATAGAAGTCCTCGTTTCCAATATAAAGATTTTCAGTAGAATTTAATACTGAAAAGTGCCGATTGTGTCTATATCCAAAATCCGTAATTGCCGTAGCAGGAATATATAATAGCGGGCAAAGAACATATACAATCATTGCGTGTATATTAGCGTCCATCCAATTATATAATAGTGTGCCGTTCATATTTGTAATTGTATCAGTATAATCTTTTATAATTGAGTTCCTCCATAAATCTAATTTTGTAAAATGAAAGTTGTTATAAGGACATAGACCAGTATATATTTCGTTGCTTATATCCAGAAATCCAATTGTCTCTAATTCTGGAATCAATTCATCAATACCTAATTTATATGTTTTACAAAAATCATAGGTGAATTTGTATAGACCAGTTGGGTTATTCATTCGTTCGGGATTATCTTTAAAAGTGCTCCTGTAAGCATAATAATTTTTATTTGCTTCTAATAAAAATTTGTCCTGACCGATAAATGGTTCTATTAAAAAAGAATCGTCGTCCATTCTAATATACGAATCATACCCTCTAAAAATATCCATTTTTTGCATAACACCCGAAAAAAACCTACACATCATCATATAACCTTTGCCGCACTTTGCGATTGATTTATCATATGGTAAATCATTATTTTGAAAATCAATTTTACAGAAGGTAATATTTTTATATATATCCAGAAAATCCTGCTTTACTTCATCTGTAAAATCTTCGTGAAAGATAATAACAGGGAGAGACAGATGCGTAGTGATGTTTTTAACACTATTTTGAGCCATAATAAGCCTATTCTCTCCAGTTGCCTTACAAATTTTATCTATTTTATTGATTAACCATATAATACATGTATTACTCATAGTAATATAATATAGATAATATCATTTAAATATATTTATATCAATTTAAATATTAATGAATATCGATAAAATTTTTATTATTAATTTAGAGAAAAGAACCGATAGAAAAGAAGAGATGATGAAGGAACTGGAAAAACACAATATTCAAAACTACGAATTTTATAATGCTGACCGACCAAGTATTCAAGATATTATTCAGTGGAATAATAATTATTGTAATCACGTAAAAACATCATTTAGAAATACGCAGAAATTCTTAATGTATCAAATTGGTTGCCTCGGGTGTTTAAAAAGTCATCTTGGGGTTTGTAAATTAGCATTAGAGAGAAAATACAAAAATGTATTAATTCTGGAAGACGATACACAATTTATACATAATCTTGATAGGCTGGCTGAATTTACATCTCAAATCAATAATGAGTATGATATGTTATATTTATGTGGTTCTCATAACGGAGTTAGAGAGACAGTAAGTAAAAATATAGTAAAAACAGCAAAAACCCATACAACAGGTTCGTATTTAATTACTGAAAACGCTATGAAATATTTAGTGGATAATATTCAATCTTACACTAAAGAAATAGATGTGTATTACGCAGATGAAATACAGTCAAGGTTTAGTTGTTTCTGTACGCTACCACATATAACAAAACAGAGAGATGGGTTCTCTGATATTCAACAGAGTAATGTGAGTTATAAATTAGCCCAATAAAATGTAAATTTACCAACTTTTTAAACAACTTTATATATTTTAATATTTGTAATATATATATAAAATGGCTAAGACAAGGAGAAATCTCAAAAAACGAGGTGGAATGAACGATGATGAGGCGTTTTCTACCATACTGGCGGGTGTACAAGGAAGGAGAGTAAGAAGAGCCAACACTAAGACGAAAAATTTAGCATCCCACGTCAAAGGTTTGCCAGAAGACATGGAACATATAATTATAAAAAAGGTTAGAAATGATCTTATTTTGAAAAAAAATTTAGGTTTTATCTTCGACTTATTAGTGCAAGCAGTAAAAGCAAATCGTACAGATAGAGTAATGAAAGTATTAGGTAAATACGGCGATGAGATGGAGGAATTTCTTAAAGATGAAGGAATGAAAGGTAATATGAAAACACTATTACACATATCCACAGATAATGGTAATCTTGATATTGCAAAAATGTTAATTAAAAATGGTGCGAACATTGATGCGATAGATAATAAGGGAGAAAGACCTATATTTATTGCTGTTAAGGCTAATAATTTTGAAATGGTAAAACTATTAATTGATAACGGTGCTAATCTAGATTATGAAGACGATACCCGGAACAGTATAATGCATTATGCGGCAGAAATTATAGGTGATGATATTAAAATTCTAGACTATTTAATAAGAAATAGTAGCGACTCCGCTGTTTATAGTATAAATGATAGAGAACAAACACCATTACATTTGTCAGCTAAATCAGGAAATGCAAAGGCGGCAAAATTGTTAGTTGAAAATGGTGCTGATAGAGATGCGGTGGATAACGCACAACAAACACCCATTACTGCAGCCGAATATGCTGATAATGAAGATAATGTAATAGAAGAGACTATGGATGCGATAAGGGATGCCAGACTTAACCGCCTGCCTAAAATGAGTAAAGCAGAAAAGAAGGATGGTAATAAAAGTAGAAAAGCACGCTCACACTCACGCTCACGCTCACGCCCACGCTCACGCTCACGCCCACGCTCGGGCGGTAAGAAAAATAAAAAAGCCGGCAAAACACGCAAGCATTAGATAATATCAATTTTTTAATATTTATAATAAAAAAATTGATTAAGATTCACCGATTATTATAGATAATATATACATTAGAACAATAGTCAAATATGAGCAAAACACAATATACCCCGCTAATTTTAAAGAATATCGCAACATATCTGAAAACCAAAAACATAGCGATAAGTGAAAAAATTGAAGGCGAAGGTCGTTGTGGAAGTTTAATCGACGAAGGCACGATTAAAAAAAATCTATTGGCATCTGATTTTAAAAAATATATTATTAACGTGGATCCTCGTGGGTTCGGTGACATTCTTATAATGGATTATAATGAAATAGATATCCACGTAATAAACATTAAAACGAGTATCGGTTCTACTGATAATTGTTTTAGTAAGGGTGGTTTTGTATATGCATTCACGAGTCTAGCACATGATGAAATACCCAAACAATTGAATTTCCTTCAAATGAATGAACTATTGATTAAATATAAAAAAGATATACCCGCCAAGGATTATTGGTTCTTGTGTGTCGATAAAAATGATCCCGCATCAATTATGATTAGAGGAACTAAACAAATTAACAACTGGGTTGTTAATATTAATCCTGCCAATATTTTACAGGTTAATTGGAAAAAAGAAAAAGCAACTGAACCGTCCAATAGAAGTTATGATGAAGCATATGAATTGTTAATTGGTGGAATTGGTAGGTCATTAAAGGCTTTCTGGGCTAACATACCTGATGATTGGAAAAGTTAAACAGTATATTAGAAACCTGCTTATGACCTATCTTAAAACGTCCAGCATACATATAATTTTTTTTAAACTCATCGCTGTTTAAATATTTAACTAATACATTCAAATCTACATCTTTTTTTGGAATTAATAATATTAAATTCCCACCAAAATATTGAATAGTATCTACAAAAGCAACCGTTGTATTCCTTGTTAATGTGTATATATAAATACCTTGTTTGCCGATATTTTTTTTCACTGAAATATAATTTCTCGGTGCTCCCCATTGAAACCAATTTTCATCGTTGAATTTTCTTATTTTACGACTGATTAATATATCCTTATTATTTGTCATATATTCATTCAGTTGTAAATTTTCGGTCGGAAATTGGTCGATAAATATATATTTATCCACCTTGTCTTTACCATTTAATATATTCAAATTACCATATTTTTCATTTTTATAAACCTCTTCTTTGCCCGTAACCATGCCCACATACACGTCCAAGTGGGTATTTAATGTTGTCTTATCATTCATTGGTGAGTCAGTAAATGTGATAATACCATTTGTATTTATTAAATATCGCTCTATGCCGTTAAACAGTATTTTTTTTTCAAGATTGATGTTTTTACAATATCTAAAAACAATTACATCTATAGATGCCTCATCAAATAATTTTTCATTATTAGGGTGAAATATATGGGTAAATGTCCCATTATCAATCATCGTATTTATAATCGTAGTCGCACAAGTTAGTTTTAAAAACTCGCTCGGTATAATAAATATCAGTTCCCCATTATCATTTAATAAATGATAACATTTTTCAATAAAGTCTATGTATAAGTTTCCGCCACTTCGTTTTACAAATGGTGGATTCCCGACAATTGTATCGTATTTGTCTGTGATTTGTGCTTTCAGAAAATCGCCAAAATTTATTTCATCTCTATCAATTATATCTAAAAATTTAATAGTTTCATCTATTTCGTATGTATCAAATTTTACACCCTGCTTATGGTTTAATATATGAGATATTATGTCGCCTCTACCCATAGATGGCTCTAAAATTTTATCTGGATTATTATGTATCAAATCTAATACATAGTCAAGCAACATTTTGTTCGTAGTAAAATATTGACCCAGTTTATGTATCTCTTTTTTAACCATTATATATATACTACTTAATTTACTATTATATATTTTTAATTGTATTATTTCAATTTTATAATATTAAAATTTTAAAGTATTAAAAACTATTATTCAACTATTATATACAATGACTTATTATTCCCAGTGGAAACAAGACGAATATATTTATAACACTTTTTTCAAAAATAAAACCGACCCAGGTGTGTTTTTAGAAATCGGTGCCGATGATGGTGTTAGATTCAGCAACTGTAAATTTTTTGAAGAGACACATAACTGGACTGGTATTGCGGTTGAAGCCAGGCAAGGAGCATATGATAAACTAATTACCAACAGAACCTGTACTTGTGTTCGTGCTGTTCTATCCGATGTAATTGAGGACGCGAAATTTATGGATATTAAGGGGTATGGACTGGGTCTATCTGGACTTGTTAATAAATACGACCCCCGACATGTCGATCGTATTAGGCAGGAAATTAAAAACCCAAACAATAACGGCGTATCTGTAATTGATGTTAAAACCGAGAAATTAAACGAACTACTTGATACACACAATATGACGAATATTGATTTCTTATCTATTGATACAGAGGGCAGCGAACTTGCTATCCTTAATACATTAGATTTTAACAAATACAATATTGATGTTATTACTATTGAAGACAATTACAAAGACGAGGAACTGATGAAATTTTTCACCAGTCGTAACTATAAATTCGTGAAGCAAATTGAATGCGATAAAATATTCAGGAAAAATGTGTAAATTAATATTAAATATAATTAATAATAAATCATATAAAAATTATTTATTATTTATCTGTATATGAGTCTTCAGGAAAGAGTTCGTCTAACGACCAGTTGTAGGGATTGTGATAAAATCCCGAAGGTAGAAAAAGCGGGAGTAGTATCCGTTGAAAATAACCAGAAAATCCAGTATATGTTTAATGGTATCAAAATACACTATGAATGCTATCATAGTCCTTGGATGAACCAAATTATTACAGATTTAAAGGGGCATCACGAACCACAAGAGGAACTATGCTTCCACCACGTATTAAATTTACTGCCCGAAAAAGCGAATATGTTAGAGTTGGGATGTGCGTGGGCGTATTACTCTATGTGGTTCAATCACGCTATTCCAGACAGTAAGAACATTTGTATTGAACCCAACATTAATAAACTAAACAAAGGCATCGCAAATCTCAACTTAAATAATCTTGATTTAAACAAATTCGTCTTGATGAATGGTTATATTGGACGCAACTACGTTCAGGACAGCGTATTTACTGATTGGGATAAAACCAAAATGAATATACCACAATATACTATTGAAAAAATTATCAGTGATAATGATAATATATTCATTGATGTTTTACATTCGGATATTCAAGGTGCCGAAGGTGATATGTTAATGGGTGCGGTTAATGTTTTAAATAATATTGGCTTTTTTGTTTTATCCACTCACGGTGATTTACATCCAAAATGTATGAATTTCCTTGTATCTAACAACTTTACAATTTTAATCCAGCACACAGTAGAGGAATCTGTTTCTGCTGACGGACTTATTATCGCTGTTAATAACAAACATATTCAAAAATACGAAAAAAATATTAACACTACTATCAAGGAATATTTTGATACAAACTGCCATATTACAAAGCATTAAATTATAGTTGGGCTTCAATTAGTCCCCAGATATTATATCTGTTTAATATCAATTCACGGGCTTTTCCTAACGCAACTATATTTTTTTCGCTTAATGGTCTGCTTATTAGTTCTTTAATTTTTTCAATACTATCTGGTTGTGTTATATCTACTGCATAATAACTATCTTCTGGAAAATAGTCTGATATGTTGGGACAACCATAATAAATAGGCATCGTCCAACACAATACAGCATCAGTAAATTTCTCCGAGAAATAATTTTTTCTACAACAATTCTCTATACAGAGAGAATACCTATAATCTATAAGTCCTGTATATTTTGTAACAGTAGTAATATTAGATGTTTTTTTATGATAACCATCTAATTCTCCTTTATACGCAGCACCAAGTTCATTTTTCCAGCCAGCACCATATATATCACACAGTTCAGGATACTGCTTTGATAGATTTAATAGAAACTCACGGCGTATTTTATATCCTACGCCCGAACTTTTATTCGAAATTATAGCCGAAAATTTCTTATCGTGTTCTTTATACTCGAGGTTGGATAAAAAATCATAATTTTTATCAATAAACTGTGGATTTGTAACAGCATGGATAATGTTATCGTATGTAAAACCAGTTGGTAAATTAAATTTCTCCCAATTCTTTTGAACTAATGGCTCACGTGGTAAGCAAATATACTTCTTTTTACTTAATAAATTCAAATCAAAATTATTTGGTATGCCTTCAATAAAAATTATTACATCAGCAAGTTTAATATCTATTACACCAGTCAAATTATTCCACACTCCTGTATTATTTTTAGTCATCAAACTATATCTATCTAATAATTCCTTGCTACTACTTCCCCAATTACAATAAAAAATAATATTCGTCATAATAATTTAATTAAGATTTTATATTTAGATTTAAAACTAAAATGTTTATAAAATTATTATGAAGATAAAAGTTAATCAATCCGAATTGATATGTAATCTGAAATATATTAAGTGTTGCGACTACGTACATTCATATACAGAATGGATTGATAACGGAACCGAGATGAAACTATTTGAAGATAATAGTATTTTTGATAAAATCAAACTTGATGAGAGAAAGTGTATTTCGGTATATGTAAAACACGGTCATCCCCTACGTGATTTTTTTAAGTTAATTGAAGGGATTGATAAAAAAATTATTTTGATTACTGGTTCATCTGATTTCTCTGTAACAAAAAAAATATATGAATTCAAGCCAAATAATATTATTAAGTGGTATGCCGAGAATGTAGATTTTGAATGTGATAATTTAATAGCACTACCAGCAGGTAGTTTATCTGCGACGTGGCTGGGTAATAGCAAAGAAGACAGCGAACTCTATAATCACGCAAACTTTAAATTAGTTGAAACTGATAATATAGAGCCAAAAATCAAAAATTTAGCGTTTATGTGTTTCAATATAAATACGAATTTGGAACATCGAACGGAAGTTTATAACCATTTTGATAATAAAATGTGGGTTACCAATCTATCAGAAATGAAGACGGGCGAACGTCTTGATGACGACCTGTTTATGGAAAATGTCTTTAATCACAATTTCGTTATATCGCCGTATGGTAATGGGATTGATTGCGGGCGAACGTGGATGACAATACAACTTGGAAGTATTCCTGTAATGCAATACCATTATTGTTTTAAAGAATGGGCTAAAAAATTGCCTATTGTTCTATATGATAACATCAATGATGTTACTGAAGAATATTTATTAAATAAATTAAAAGAATTTAAAAACAAAGATTATAATTATGAATTATTAAAAATTAGTTATTGGAAAAATAAATTTGAATCGGATAAAATTTATTATTCAGTATAATATTTAGATTTTTAGGTTGCTTATCAACTGTAAATCAGCAAGATCTTTTTTTTCTTTCCTATTTTGCTTCATTTTTTTAACTACGTCTATTGAGGCAAATTTTAAACCGTTGAAATAGAAATGGTTATCTGGGTCATATACAATATCGTCTTTCGCAATACCGTAATGTGTAAGCCATTCGCCGCTATGTAGTCCAAACCCATCAAGTTTATCATCGTCCTTGTGTAAATAGTCAATATCGTTCGCCTTCCTTAATCCATACATTTCTAAAATCAAACTGGACGTCAGGCAATAGTCCTCTGTTATGTCCTGTTTGAAATATAATTGTAAGAGTTTTTTTGTCTCGTCGCTGATGTCGTTAGTACCATTATTTAAAAAATGGATTGAATTTTTATTCAATAAAGCACTGCTAATTCTAAAAGTATCACTGGTATAGTCGCTCATATGTAATGAATGCTTTCCCAGATTATACATTCCACGACACTTTTCCTTCAATTCAATGCATTTATTAACATCATTCATACAGATACTAATATATAACACAGGATTTACCGGATTATTAATAACACATCTTGATGCTTTACCACCTGGCGACCAACCCTTTGGAAATAAGCCACCTATCCAATCTTCGCCACGATACTGTTCTTTTATCAAATTATTTACTCCCTTTGTCGTAAGCATTACGAATTTATGATAGTAAATATAACCATAACTGTTTATGATTTCTATTATCTTCTTGATAATATCCATATTGTAAGCCGATGGGTAAATAATCATTGTCCTGACCGATGGATTATGTTTTATATATTCTAGAGCCATTGCGTCGGCGTAGTGTTGTTCTAATTTCGGCTTACTCTCTCTGTTTAAAAAAAAGTTATAATTATACCCTGTATTACCAGTCTCATTCATAGATACAGTTTTTGGTATCACATCATAATAATATGAAGTGACTAATCTATGTGCTCCATTAATTATAACACCGTTGTTTCCAATTGGAACGGGAAATCTCTCATCGTATCCATTGTGTTTTATATTTTCAATCAATTTATTAAATGTATCCATGAATATGGTAATATTTGTTTTGGCGATTGATTGTTCTCCGATTGTAGTATCAGGCAATTCCATACAACCATTAAATGTAATTAAATGCTTATGATAAAGGTGTTTAAAAAAGTTTGTTTGTAGATTTTTATCCTTTGATTTTACGTATAGGTATTTAGCCATTAAATCGAATCTGCTTGGGGGCAACGACATTATAATCATTTACTTATTTTATTTTTAAATGATTAAAACTTTATTTATTTACTTTTTCATATGAGCCTCAATTAATAATTTATGAGTTGTCGCCAACTTCTGCGTTTGTTCCCGTAATGCTGTTGTATTCATAGAAAACCGCATATTATTTCCGCCGCCTGTAAAATTTGGGTTATTATCAATATCATATCTGGGCTGTCCGCCATTATTTTCAGCAATATGGTTATTAAGTGGAAATAGAAATTTGGGATAATAAACCATATTGTACCAATCATCGCAGCACCAGTTCTTTATTTCTGCTGGAAAAAACCAACCAAAAATTTCCATATGCTTTCTACTAACAAATGCCTGGGTTAGAATGCGATTATTGTTGTTTTTTGGACCAGTTATACCTATATTATCGTGCTCCTGTAGCACACGAATACTCTCATTTACCCAACCCTTTGTTTTAAATTCAATATCATCACCACATTGATAAAAATAATCACAACCAGCAGCATAAGCATCGTCAAATAGTTTATTCCACATTATCGTGACGTGACCCTTCGCAATATTTTCCATCGTAATGAATTTGAACTCAATATTTTTATATACCTTTGAAAATCGTGTAATCTCTCTCTGTTGGGTTACATTATCAAATAATCTATCTCCTTTATCAATACCAATATAAAAAACATAACTGTGTTCTTTATCGTGTGTAAGTAAGAAAGTTTTCAGGGTTAAATTATATAGATACGTATCATTCATCATACACCAAGTATCCCTATTCTTGCTCGTTGCTAAAATCAAGGCAGCCACCTTATGAACCATAGCGTAATTATATTAGATAGTAGATTGTATTTAATTACTAATACAATCTATTATAATTATTTAGTCATTGTAATGAATTTCCAACAATATATATATATCATAATTATCCATATGATTAAATCATTATTTAAATTTTAAATAATAATTTCATTAAATATTGGTCGTTATAACCATCATTTTACTTCGCCCATAAAAACATTAACATGTTTCTTTTCTAAAAAAATATTAAACAAGAATAGTGCTATAAACCATACCATAAACGGTACATAATAATGTGGAGATATATCAAAGAACTTTCCTATCAATCCTAATAAAGAAGTTACAAAAATTATACCTGATATTGAGATGAATAAATTATTCATATTTGTATATTATACTATTATAAATTATAATTAATCATAGTTCTATTTATTTTGTTTTATTGATAGTGATGGTGTTTCTTTTATCGGTCGGTTTTCAAGTATATAATTACCTACATCTTGAATATCTATTTCTGGATTTTTTTTGAAATAACTGTCCAGCATCGTCAATAAATAATCTTTGTTTATCGGTGCTTTTACCTTCGTTGTTTTATAAACCAACTTACCATTATTAATATCTATACCATCAATCTCGTTACTTTCCATTATATTTATCAAAGACGCAGATAAAGTTTTCTTCTTTGTCCGTAAATCCTTTACTGTCTTTTGTAGTTCATTCATTTTATTTGTTATTTGAATCCACTCTTTTATATTGTTTATTAATACCTCTTTTGAATCCGCCATTACTAATTTATATACTAATTAGTTTATATATTACTTTTATATGTTATTTATTTATTTACCCAGTCTTTATTTGATTTATTCACAATAATTCTATTAACTAACTCCTCCTTCTTCCCGCCAACTTTACAATTATTTAACTTTAATAATGCTTTCAGTTCATTTATTTTGAGTTTATTATACATAGCAATTGTTGTGCTCGGTTCATTCGCCAAAATTTCACTCTCTTTTTTTGTTGCCTTAATGTGTTTATTACAAAATAAACCGTCTGGTGTTATACACGCTGAACCACTGCATTTTTTACCGTCTTTTACATTTATATGTTGGCATTCGTGAAACTTCATAGAGTGCTCCTCGGGATAAGTGACACCTCGCACAGACTTAACCGAATAATATTTATAACACGGCAAGAGCACTTCGCCGACATTTCTACAATATGGACACTTTATCTGGTTAATCTTCAATACTGAGTTATCTTGTAATTTTTTTGTTTTTTGATATACTACCTCATTATAGAGTGGGAGGTAATTAAATTCGTGATTACATCGCAGTTTTATGGAATTGACCTCCAAATTTTCGTTAGTAATTAGACAGACCTTTTGTTCTGGTGATACCGTTTCACATACTACAGCATCATCGTCTTCCTCCATCAATTGTTTAAATAATATACTGTTACATTTAGTAACTTCGTCCATTAAATATATACCCCAATTATCTTTTATATTATTTACATTTGGTATTTTTAGTATAATTTATATATATAATTATACTATTAAAATGGCGTTTGATAAAAGCGTGTGGGGTAATGCGACCTGGTACCTATTTCATAGTTTGGCTCATAATATTAAAGAAACCGAGTTTTCATCGATCAAACCTGACCTCATTTATGTAATCAAAACAGTATCAGGTAATTTACCTTGTCCTGAATGTTCCAGTGATGCTATTATAAAACTGGAAAAAGTTAATTTTGATAATATAAAAACCAAACAAGAATTCAAATTATTATTATTTAATTTTCATAATCAGGTCAATGCTAAACTCGGCAAACCTGGTTATCTACTCACCGAACTTGATGAAAAATATTCCAAAGCGAATATCAACGCAATATACAATAACTTCTTCAAAATATATTCATCCAATGTTAATATCCCCCAATTAATGAGTGCTTCTTTTCACCGACGCAACAATCTACCGAAAATCAGAGCTGCTTTAGATAAAATTATCGCAAGTTTTTGATTAATTTACACATAAAAAATATTATCACAATTAATATTTTTTATACCAAAAAAGAGAGCCATATCATCAATTTACCATACTGGTCTCTCACCACGCTTGTATGTTACGCATTTGAATTTTTGGTCGGTGGGTTTTTTACACCCTTGAGCGTTGCTTTTTATCTCCGAAAAATACGCTAAATCTTTATGACCGCTACTTACTAATAATCCGTAATACATTATACCAAACGCAATGCCTAATATACCACCTAACACTATACTACCTACCGAACCACATTTATTCGAATATTCTACCATAGAATTTGAACCAAACATAGCCAATAAAAATACTAATAGTGGGTGATTTACATCATTATTTATGTACATGGGGAAAATCAAGTACGAAGAAATATAACCCAGTAGTGCTGGACTTAATATCGGCGAACTAAATACGGTTCTTTCGCCTGCGATGTTCCCTCTTACTGTAAAGGGCATAGGTAAAATATTACACAGTGGGCTCGCTAAAGCACTCTGTTTTTCTTGTAAAATTGTTTTCAGTAAATATACTAAAAAAGATACTATGGCTAAACCCACTAAAAATAGTAATCCCTTTACTATGGTATTATTTACGATAGACAACATTACCATAAAAAAAGTCAAAAAAAATGGAGACATTAATGTTGTGTATGTAAATAAATTAGTCAAGGTAAATGTTATTGCTGCCGCTTTTCTCGTTGGTCTGATACTATCAGGTGTGTCTGGCATATTTTATTTATTATAATAAATAAATATTATAAAATTGATTAAAGATTACAGTAATATCATATTATTACATTCAAGAAAAACTAATGGGTATTCCTTATTATTTCGCTAACCTTATTAGAACTCATAAAAAAATCGTTATTGATTTGTCGTCCATCGGTAATATCCAAAATCTATATCTCGACAGCAATTCTATTATCTACGATGCTATTGACTTCTCTCTATTTCAAAACAAAACCCAATTTGAAAATCATATTATTCAAACTGTAATTGATAAAATTGAACTTATAATCGCAACCATCAAGCCTACTAAAAATATTATTCTCGCTTTTGATGGTGTTCCTCCGTTCGCCAAATTAAACCAGCAGAAGAATCGGCGATACAAAACTTCATACCAATCCACACTATTCAGCAAAAATGTTCCATGGGACACTACGGCTATTACGCCTGGAACTGAATTTATGGATAAATTAAATGATACTCTTAAAAATCATTTCGGTGATAAATACAAATCTAATAACCTTATCTTATCTCTTACAGACATTCCTGGTGAAGGCGAACATAAATTATTTGAATTCGTTAGAAATAACAACCACAAAGACGATAACACAGTCATTTATGGTATGGATTCAGACCTTATTATGTTGTCGCTTAATCATAAAAAATATACCAATTCTATCTACCTTTACCGTGAAACACCGCATTTCATCTCGTCGCTTGATTCTACTCTTGACCCAGCGAAAGAGTATTTTATTGATATTAATCATCTGGCAGACCAAATCTATTATTTACTTACCGACAAAACATTTGACGCCGAGAAACAAAGTATTGAAGCATATTATAATAAGATTTCGGATTATATTCTTATTTGCTTCTTGCTCGGCAACGACTTTAACGAGCATTTTCCAGCCATTAATCTTCGTAATAATGGTATTACTATTCTCCTTGATTTATACAGGGAGATTTTCGGTGTATCTCAAAATATTATCAAGGACGGCGAAATCAATTGGGTTAATTTCAAGAAATATATATTCAAATTAGCCAACAACGAGCATCAATTTATTAAAGAAAATTACAAAATTAGAGATAGACTATCCAAGAAATTCTATCCGGAAACTACCGATGAAGAAAAGGAATTAAAATTCAATACCACACCTTCTTGGGAAAGAAATATCGAGCAGTTTATTAACCCGCACGAAAAACACTGGCAGTATCGTTATTATCATTCACTATTCCATATTGATATTGATACTGATACTAACGCAGTAGCCTCGGTATGTAATAATTATCTACAGACACTACAATGGACGTTCTATTATTATTCTCGTGATTGTGTTAGTTGGAAACATTCATACCAATACCATTATCCTCCTCTTCTTGAGGACCTTTATAAAAATATTCCATACTTCAATAGTGAATTAGTTATTCCAGTAGATAAAAGTATTATCCATCCACATCTGCTGCTTGCCTATGTATTACCCCGAAACAGTCTTAATCTAATTCCAAATACTAAAATCAGTAGTTTCCTGATTAAAAATTACCCCGACCATTATAAAGAGGATTTTAAATTTCAATATGCCTTCTGTAGATATTTTTGGGAAGGACATGTAATGTTTCCTGAAATTGATTTCCAACAATTCTCAAACGATATTAACAAGTTAATCTAATTCAATATTCTTATCTTATCTATAATCTTACAGATAATATAAAATAAAATAATTAACTACCATATACAACGCACCTATCAAAAAAAGCCTTGATTTGTGCTTTATCCCCACCTAATACACTATCGTCGGGCGTGTACCAAATATCTTTTTTACCGCCCTTGTAAGCTAAAATCGCAGGGATTCCATTTACCATCCTCTTGCTCTTGAGTTTCGCATATAACTCGATTGACTCATCAATGTCAATCTCCTGATATTTAATGGAAGCGGGTAAAGTTGCGACTAACTCCCCGACTAAACTTTTGATTCCCTGGCAAGGACCACACCACTCGGCGGTAAATTTAATAACAAGCATTTCCTTCTCGCCTAATTCATTCTGCAGTTTGAATAAATCTTGCTCAGACATCATATCGTCCATTATTATATTATAATTAATTATTTTTAAATCCATTATCTAACTTATTAACCGCTCATTTTTATACACAAACTTATTATTGAAGAGTTAATTGAGTGTTTAACTATTCTCTCCCTTATCTAATCCATTTACTAAATATTTCGTATATATAAAAAAAATAGATGGACCTATCATATAATATCTAATTTGTGTTTTTATCATCAAGTTTATCGGGTTCTTCAGAATCAGAACTATCCTTATTTACTTCACATAGCGAGAGTTCAAATGTTATACATGACATACACGGCACACACCTCCTACGCTTTCTGATACCTTTTACAAAAGTAATCCGTTTCATTTTTATAACTTGTTCTATAATTTATATTTCTATATTATATAATTCTATTGATTATTCAATTTTTTTTGTAAAAGTGAAAAACAAGATTATTTTCCATTTCAAAATTTTTAATGCTTTATCGCTCTCCATCTATTTTTCTAATGGTTTTTTTAGCAACCCTTAAATATGTAAAATACCGTTTAAGAGCATTATGCTCTCATTAATTATTTTAATTATTAAAGTGTAAAAAAATGAAAATTTGATAAAGTAAAAATTTTTTTGAAAATGGACAAATATAAATGTCCAAATATAATATACAAAATACCTTTACGAAATATCGTTCCAAAAGGTGTTTTTTCATCATTTATTATCTTTAAGGTAATAAAATATTACAAAACCGTGTAAATTATTTGTGATGCTAAAAAAAAAGTAAAAATTTTGCTCGTTTTCCATAGTATAAAATACTATATCATACTATAAAAAAAGGAGCAAAAACGAGCAAAACGAGCAGCCATAAAACGCATATATGTAATATGCTGTGATTTAAATAATTTATTAAATCTAATTCAAACCATAATTTAAATAATCGTCAAAATACTATAAAATACTATAAAATACTATGTAAAACGAGCAAAACGAGCAAAACAATATGTTAAATTTGCTACTTTTCAACCATTGATTAAATTAATCAATAATAATCAATAATAATCAATAATAATCAATAATAATCAATAATAATCAACGGTTGAAAAGTAGCAAAACATCAGTTTATTTTCAAATTGTATTACTATTTTGAAATATTGAAAGTAGCAAAAATAGCAAAAGTAGCAAAAGTAGCAAAAGTAGCAAAAGTAGCAAAATAGCAAAATAGCAAAAATATTATATAAGCATGACCGATATTAATTATACTATGTAAAACGAGCAAAATATTATATTTGATTTACATCTCAATTATTGTTGCGAATCAAATAAAAATCAAACCATAAAAGATAATATTAAATAACATATTACAAAAAACTATATAGAATTATTTTATAATCCTATATTATACTATGATAAACGAGCAAAACGAGCAAAAAGAGCAGCCTGCTTTTTTTTGTGAATGTTGTGTCTATAAATGTAGCAAAAAATCAAACTTTAATCGTCATTTAGAAACAGCAAAACATAAAAAATTGGAGAATACTATGAATTCCAATAAAAACGAGCCAGAAACAGAAATAGTTGAAATATATAGTAATAATTTCTCGTGTCCATGTGGTAAGGTATATAAACATACATCCAGTTTATGGACGCACAAAAAAACTTGTGTATTTATAGATGAAACGCAAATAGTAAATATTACACCTGATATAGTAGCCGCCGAGAAAACCGATGTATCTGGTTCGGGTGATTATAAAGATATTATTATGACGCTTGTAAATGAGAATAAAGAAATGCGAAATATGATGATGGAACAACAAAAAACGATAGGTGAATTAATACCTATAGTAGGCAATAATAACAACAATACAAATAATAATACGATTAATCAAAAATTCAATATTAATGTATTTTTGAATGAACAGTGTAAAGGTGCGATAAATATGAGTGATTTCATAAAATCTATTGAAGTATCGTTAGAACAATTAGATTTCACAAAGACAAACGGATTAGAAAAAGGAATTAGTAATGTAATAATGGAAAATATGAATAAGTTAAGTTTATACGAACGACCAATACATTGTACTGATGCTAAAAGGGAAACATTATACATAAAAGATAATAATATATGGGAGAAAGATACTGATAAATCCAAAATAAAACAGGCGATTAAGAAAACATCAAATAAGAATTATGTAGCCTTAACAAATTGGACGAAAGCGAACCCAAATTTTATGAAAGATGATAATAAACAGATGTTTTATGCGAAGGCTATATCAAGTGTTGGTAAGCCAATAGATGGAGTAGATGATAAGATAGTAAAGAATTTATGTAATAGCACAAAACTGAAGGAAATAAAAGACTGAAATGATGAATAAATATTTATAATAAATTATAACGCAAATATTTATTTTTAATTTTTCTTATTAGTTTTAGTTTTTTTTACTTGTTTAGCGTGGTTCTTTTTTTTCGTATTTTTAGTTTTTTTCCCCTTTTTAACCTTTATCGTCTGTTTTAAAATCTTCTTTTTGTTCTTTTTTATTGTGTTTTTACCTTTTTTCTTACCGCCAACACTGCGCAGCCGTTTTTTGCCGCGTTGATCCTCATCCTCATCCTCATCCTCATAATCCTCATAATCCTCATACTCCTCTTCCTCCACTTCGCCCTCAGCATCCACTTCGCCCTCAGCATCCACTTCGCCCTCCTCTTCCTTTTCCTCCCCCTCTTCCACCTCCATCGCATCATCATGAACGCCTGATTCTAAATCCATCAGGGCGCTGGCGGCGTCGGACGTTTGTCCGTATTTTATAAGTCCATCTATAGCATCTTTTAGAATATTAGGTAAAAACACCGTGACGCCTTGTTCTTCCCTGGTCGACGACTCAAAAATTGTATATTTATTGAACAAGCTACTTATTCTAGAACAAATAATATCAAATGTTATAAACAGGCTTCTTGGTTGTACTTTTAAATTATCTATTCTACTTTTATATTCAAGTATTTGCCCAAAATCTCCCATTGTTTTGTAGCACATAATACTAAAAGCATTATTTACGTTATCGGTTGGTTTAATATTTTTATCTAACCATTTAGATTTTGTTATATCATAATTTTCTGTTATCATGGCAACTGACGAATTTTGAGAAGTTATTATATTGTTTAACTCGGCGAACTTATCCTCTCCACTATTAAAAAATCTATGTATTTTCAGATTCATATTTATTGTCCGTTCCCTAAGTTTGTTTAGGTCACTGGCGATAATTCTATCTTTTTTCCATCCCCTTGAGACCTCCTTATTTGAACTGGACCCAGGCTTTTTATAAGGAATAATAAGACCCTCTGCTAAAACCAGATCATATATTTCCTTGGTAGATGCGGGTAAATAACCAGCTATGATTTTTTGGTTCTTATCTGTAATATCTCCAACTATCTTTGCTCTATAGTTTTGCCATCTTTTACTATCAATTTTGTCAGCTGAAGTTTTATCTAACTCATAAGTAAATTTAATCAACGAGATACCTTTTATTGTAAGATTTAATTTAGTCTTTGCGAATATATCGTTGTTGGTGGAATCGGGAATACGCCTAGGACGGTCTCGAATAGAAATAGTATCAACACCATCATAATTTGCCTTAATTGCTTTAATAAAATTTATAGCACCAGAACCGCTTGCGGAATCATATTTAGTAGATGCCATATCATATAGTTTAACCTTTGCTTTCTTTGTTTTATCGAGACTTTCGTCGCATATAAAATTGAGTAAAGTAGATAATTTAAAACGACTGCCGTCTGCGTCGACCGCAATAGTATATCCTGTGGCTGCTTCCCATATTTTGCTATTATCAGGCTCCGGGATTAATTTTATCTTGTCTAATAATCGTTTAGCAGCCATAGAACACCCTTGACTGGCTTCTGTAGCGGATGAACCTCCGACTGTAATATCAAAATACTTTGTGAATAAATTGTCTATAATTGTTTTCATCTTATGCGTCTCCTTCCAAGCGTCATCATCTACTTCCAACGAACTCGTTCCGAAGCCAAGGTTATAAATCTCAGTTTCATTAAGGGTTCTTGCTCCCTTATCTTTTTTGTTAATGTTTCGCGTTATATACTGGATATCAATTGAATAAGCATCTTTTATTTTGTCATAAACCATCTGCTTGGCAGCCGCACCTTTTTTATAGACCCAGTTATTTCTGGGTGCTGTCTCACAAAAATCGTGACATTGATCACAGAATAATAAAAATCTTAAGAAATAAGGTACAAAAATCTCGCCCGATATACCGTATAATGGTGATTTTTTACCATTTATATTTTGATTTTTTATGGCTTCTTTATTAATGTGATTATATTCGTGTACCATCCAGCATTCTTCTATTTTTATTTCGTGTTCTGGTTTGCTTTCATATGGTTCAAACTCTTCTGTCTCTTCTTCTACATCTTCTTTTTTTATTTTTATTTCTAATTTATCAGATTTTTTTCTTGTTTTTGTTTTAGATTTTGTGTGGTTGATATCGAGGTTGGCGGTTTTTACCGAGGTAGCAGCAGGCTTGGGCTTGGGGTCAGGGTTGAACCGTACAACTTCAGTTTTGGTTCGCTTTGCCCGTTGTGTTTCCGCCATTTATATATAACTATATAAAAACTGATTACTATTATAATTATTTAAATTAATGGAGCAAATGAAAAGCGGATTTAAAGGAAAAAGCCAAAACAGAACCTTCGGTTCTGCCGCCCGAAGTTTATAAGGGATTTTTAACATTTTATACAGAAAACATACCAGAACCAGTTGAAAAATTAGAGAGATTTGTGATATTTGAATAGATAGATAGGAACAATATTAAGTCTATATAAATCCTTTAAAATCCCTTATAAACTTCGGGCAGCGACCCCGAAGGGGTTGCTCTGGATTTATGGGATAAATCCGCCTCACATTTTTAATTAAATTGTAAGATAATAATATATTTATTTGTTTTAAAATTGAAGTAAAATATATAAATATATAAGTAATCATAAAGTATTAAATGACTGTTGATTGGTCTAACACAGTTATATATAGATTATGTTCTAACAACCCACTTATTGAAGACGGATATGTGGGTAAGTCAGGCGATTTTGGTAAGAGAAAATCAAAACATAAGAGCGATTGTAATAATGTAAAGAGTGAAGCGTATAATTATCCTGTTTATACATGTATAAGAGAGAACGGCGGGTTTGATGATTGGTATTTTGAAATATTAGAAACGGCAAATTTAGAAGATGAAAAAGAAGCAGCAATTCTGGAGAGAGATTGGATTGAAACACATGAGCCATCGCTAAACAAACAATTACCAGCACAAACCCCAGAAGAAAAAAAAGAGTATAATAAAGAACGTTGTCGTATCAGGCACAGACAAAAGATGGAAGACCCCGAATATAGAAAGGAAAACGCAGAGAGAGCTAAAAAACGGAGTGAAGACCCAGAACTTAAAAAGAAAGACGCTGCGACGAAGAAAGAACAAATAACTTGTGTTTGTGGTGCTATTCATACCAGGGGTGGTAAAAGCCAGCATCTTAAAAGTGAAAAACACAACGAATTTGTAAAAAATAATCCACAAGAAACATAAGAAATAGTTGAAAGAATATATAACTATATAAAAATATAAAAACTGATTACTATTATAATTATTTATATTAATGGAGCAAATTGATTTGAATATTGATAATTACGAATACAAAGATATATTGGCTTTGTTTGGATTAAATAAAAATTTTACCGAGAGAGATATAAAAAATGTAAAGAGAAAGGTATTACAAACTCACCCAGATAAGAGTGGATTAGATAAAAAGTTTTTCTTATTTTTTACTGCGATATTCAAAGTCCTACATTCTGTATATGAGTTTAAAGCAAAAGCAAATGTTAATTTAAATGAAGAAATAGAATATTCAGTAGAAGAGACTGGTGAAAATGAAGTAGTAGTAAATAATTTACGAGAGAAGTACAGTACCAAGGAATTCAACAATTGGTTTAATAAAGAATTTGATAAGATAAAATTGAATAATGATTATGAAGATACAGGTTATGGAGACTGGTTAAAAAATGCGGAGGATAGTGAGGTCTGTACGAATAAAACGGAGATGAATGAAATGATAGATAGGAAGAAGAAAAATTTGCGGTCTGTAATAAAATTTGATGGTATTCATGAATCTAATAATGGTAGTTATAATGATTTAGCTAATAACAAGCCAGCAGAGTACTCATCGGGAATGTTTAGTAAATTACAATTTGAGGATTTACGAAAGGCACACGATGAAAGTGTAATACCAGTAACGGAAGATGATTTTAATAGTCGGTATAGTTCTATGGAGGATATAAAATTACAACGGCATCAGCAAAGTTTAAATCCATTAAGTGAGGTAGAAGGGAGAGAATATTTAAATAGTCAAAAGTCAAACGAAGATGAAGTGGGTGCGTCTCGCGCATTTAAGTTGGCGGCACAAGAGAGGGAAGCATCTCGTGGGAGTAATAGTTTCTGGACTTCGTTAAAACAACTAAAATAAATGGTATTAATGATATTATTAAATGTATAATTATTATATATGATGAAATATACTAATTTAGCGGTAAGCATCTTATTGTTATTGGTGGTAGGCTACATATATAAAAAGTTTAAAATAAATGTAGAGCGAGATGATAAAGTAGAGGAATTAAATCTAATAAAGAAATATTTATTAGACGAGACAAATGGTAATGCGATAGAACAATTATCGGCAATAAAAAAACCAATAATCTGGATACATATAGAATATGACCGAAACTTAAGGAAGTGGGAGTCATTTGGTTCAAGAAGCAGTGAAGAATTGAATCAGGACTATTTATATTTAACGCTACGGTCGATAATAAATAAGTGTAGCGATTATTTTCATATAATATTGATAGATGATAGTTCATTTGATAAATTATTAGATGACTGGCATGTTGATTTAACAAAAGTAGGAAATATCCAAAAGGAGAATATACGCACTCTTGGTTTAATGAAAATTTTATACAAATATGGGGGGATACTGATGGAGCCTTCATACATATTATTTAAGACATTAAAACCAATTTATGAAAAGATAATTTCAACAGAGAAACCTTGTGTAGGCGAATTTGCAAATGAGTCGGTTGATAGTCATATTATGAATTTTAGCCCATCATTAAAATTTTTAGGGTGTCTAAAAAATTGTCCCAAAATCCACGAATTAGGGAAGCAATTAGAAATTATGGTAAATAAGGACCATACATTTAGCAGTAAGTTAGAGGGACAACTTTCAAATTGGTTATATGAGAAGGCGGAGGCGGGAGAGATTAATTATATTGATGGAAAGTTTTTAGGAACTCGTGATTCAGCAAATAAGACGATTGATTTAGGAACTTTAACGGGTTCTTCATATTTAGATATGAATATAAATGCGTATGGCTTATATATACCACGCAAAGATTTATTAAAACGAACGGCATACAATTGGTTCGTATATTTGAATACACAGCAAGTATTAGAAAGTAATACAAATATTGGAAAATATTTATTAATATCAAATTAATAAAATAAAATAAAATATTTAGGTATTATATAAAAATGCAGTACGCGGAGTTAACCGAATTAATGACACCCACCATGGGCGGTCGCAAGAGCCGTCAGTCCCGCCGTGGCGGACAGAAGCAGCGCAGCCAGCGTCGCACCCAGCGTCGCACCCAGCGTCAGGGCGGCAAGAAGTCTGTCAAGAAGTCTGTCAGGAAGTCTGCCAAGAAGTCCGCCAAGCGTGTAAAGCGCAAGGTTGGTGGCTCGCGCAGAAAGTAGATTAATCATTTTATTTTTTAACTAATAAAAAATAAAATTTCTTGAAATACATACTATAACTGTATTAGGTGTTGTCGTCTCGGTGTATAGTATATATATCAATAGTGTGTAATAGTATTTACAAAATCTCTTTTAATTTTTGAATAGTATCTGGTGATAATGTTTTAGGATAGTCAATTTTAAATTTAATAATAAGATTACCGAAGAAACCATCTCTCTCAAAACCCAAATTTCTTAATACTATAGTGGTGTTATTATGTATAATCTCTCTATTAGTATTACGAATTCTATAGGCTTTGTTATTTAGGTGTCTAATATTGAAATCTATACCAACGAGCGATTCTTTGAATGATATGTTGCCCCAGTATATAAGATTTAGCCCATCTCTCAAAAAATATTCATGTTCCTTTAATTTTATAATAATTTTAACATCTGAATATTTAAAATCTATACAGTTGCCTTTGTTATTAATTGTTATAATTTCATCGCAATCAATTGATTTAGGAAGAGGCACATATATTTTTTCCTCTTCGTATTTCAGTATATCGTGATTTAAGATAGTTCGTTTAATATTAATGGGAACATTCGCTCCGTGATACGAATCTTCAAACACAACATCAAGATAAATAATAATATCTTCATTATTGGGATTTTTAGCAGGTGGCGTATAAACATTAATAGATGAATTATTATATTCGCTGGGTATATGGGTTGGTAATGGCGGGTCGTCCATTAAACTTTTATATGCTGTTGTAATTTTATTAAACATATCAGCAGTAGCATTATTATTTTTATCAGGGTGATAGATGAGAGATAAATTACGATATGCTTTTTTAATAGCATCTATATCAGAATTGGTATCAATTTTAAGTATATCATAATATTTTTTATTGTGAGACGAACACATTAAACATATATTAAATGAATTATTTAATATTAAATATTTGCCGAATATTATTATTAATAGATGAGTTCATTAATAATAAAATACAAACCAAAAGAATTAGATGACTTCAATATCACAGAATATACGAAGGATCTGATAAATATATATTTGGATAATAAGAAGTTATTATTTTTAATACACGGTGGAACAGGATATGGTAAATCATCGTTAATAAATGTGATACTGAATAAATACTATGGTAATGATAAAGAACGGATAAATAGAAATACAATAAATATTAATCTACTGAAAGAACAAGGGATAAATTATTACAGAAACGAGTTAAAAAATTATTGTCAAATCAATAATTTATCAAACATAAAAGAAAAGAAAACGATTGTGGTAGATGATTTGGATTTATTAAACGAACAATGCCAACAAATTTTCAATACTTTCATAAATAATTATGAAAACATAAATTTTATAATAAGTTGTAATGATAAGCAAAAAATCAAACCGACGATAATTAATAAGTTGGAAATGATTACAATTAAAAATTTAACGGATGACTTTATAAAAATAACACTTGATAAAATAATAACAAATGAAGATATGATTATGGATGAAAAATGTAAAAAATTAATAATAAGGGCATCAAATACTTCTATACCAAATATGATAAACATTATAGATAAAATCAAACTGATAAGTATGGATAAAAAGATAGATTATAATTTATTAGAGAGTGTGAGTTGTAATATAACGATTACGGATATGCGTAAATATATAGATTTATGTAAAGAAAATAATTTGAAGGAGAGCATAAAACATATTTTAAATATGTGTAATAATGGTTTTTCGGTGATAGATATATTAGAAGAATTTTTTCTGTATATAAAATTACACAGCGAGATAGAAGATAAATATAAGTATGAGATTATAAAGTTGATATGTAAATACATCAATATATTTCATAATATTCATGAGGACTCAATAGAGTTGATATTTCTAACGAACAATATAAGTAAAATCTTCAATCCGTCAAATTAGTTAGACCGAAAAAAAATTGAATATTGAAACCAAATTATATACTAATAACATCAAACAATAAACAAACAAACAAACTAAAAATAATGACGACGATGACTAACGCCCAGATTATCAGCTTGAAGAACCGGTTGCGCTCCCACTTTGATATGGAGCGCGTGCTGGCGACATTCGGTGAGGAGGTATGGGAAAACAATGATTACGGTGATGAATATGAAAACCTTACCGAGGAGAAGTTTATCAAATACTTCGCAGAGGCGATGTTGAACCCTATGGAGGAGGAAGAGGCGGAAGATGAGGAGGAAATGCCGATGTGCGTGGAATGCGGAGTCCAGCGTTGCGTTGATATGGATGACGAAATCTGCCATACCTGCTATCACAAGACTTGTGAGGAGGGCGAATGCTATTGCCAGGTAAATATGGACGAGGATGATGATGATGTGAAATGCGAAGAATGCTGGACTTGCGAAGGGAAGGCAACCAATCAGGTGTGGCGGGATGCGCTGAACGAATACGAGCATACTTGCGATGCGTGCCATAGGAACGAATACCCCGAAGAATACGAAAACGAAGAGTAAATACTCAACACAAAGAACAAACCATAAAAAAAATTAAATAATAACCTTAACAATATAATAAGGGTTATTATTTAATTTTTTTTATCATATTGGTTAGACCAAAAAAAAAATGAAGCGGGTTCAAACAATAAACCAACTAACATATTAAAAATTACGACGACCATGATGCTTCGTGTGCCACCGTGTTTGCTGTTTCTGGCGGTCTATTGGGCAGGGGCAGGGTTGGCATTAGCGTTGGTCTGGGGATTGGGTTGGGTTGGGGTTGCGGCTTGTGGTTGCCTTGTGTTTGGCTTCGGATTATAGTGAGTGATTGAAGAAATTACAAAAGATTAGAAATATGATAAAAATTAGGGTTATTATTTAATTTTTTTATCATATTTGAGATATAAGTAAAATCGTCAAACTACAAATTTGGTTAGACCCGAAAAAAAATTGAATATTGAAACCAAATTATATACTAATAACATCAAACAATAAACCAGCCAACCAACAAACAAAAAACTATGAGGACGATGACTAACGAAGAACTGAAGATTGACGCTTTGAAGGATACATATTACGAGGCAGGGTATGGAGCGGACTACATTCTTGAGATGCTTGTGCTGGTTCGCGGCGAAGAATTCTGCCGCGAACATTTCCCCGAATTTTACGATGACGAGGAAGAAGAGGAAGAGACAGAGGAGCTTTGTAAGAATTGCGATGAAACATATATGGGTCGCAAAGAACCATATTGCATTATGGTTCATAAAAATTGCGGCAAGGGATTGAAACACCTTTATTACGAGGAAGAAGAGAACGAGAAGGAGGAATGCGAAACCAGTTGCCTTACGGAATGTGCCTATTCGGTCTGCGACTGCTGCTCGTCGATCCGGTGGCACTACGAGGAAATGTGTGGTGACTGCGGCAAATGTAACGGAATAGATAAGGGTAGTAATGACTTCAATGCGAAATGCTGCGAATGCGATATTCCAGATGAAACTGTTTTCAAATGTTTTGAGTGCTGTGTAAAAATCAAGCGGAATTCGCCCGAACACGACAATTGTAAAACTGCAAATGGAGTGGATTGGTATTGCGAAGATTGCGATATTCCAGATGAAGATGATGAGGAAGATGAAACTGTAGAGTAAATACTCAAGACTAACAACAAATCATAAAAAAATTAAATAATAACCTTAACAATAAAATTAGGGTTATTATTTAATTTTTTTATTTAACGAGAGTCATATTATCTATTATATTGAAAATATAGAATAAATAATAATTTAGGAGGAGATTTTACGCTTGTCGATATGAGCGGAGACGATGTAAATAGAGTTCTCTGTGCAGATGATATACACATCCTCTAACTTCGCCATATTGGTGATAGGACTGGTATATTCTTCGGCACTCTTAACGAGTAGTTTCTCTTCGTTGTCTCTAATACCAAGAAAGACTTTTTTCTTGAGAGACGAGACCCAATAATCAAGCATGATGGGCTTATCATAGGTGATGGACTGCTTGCAGACATGCTTCCATACGGCGGTAGTTGGCAGAGGGTATTCTTCTTCAGCGGACATATTATATTAAATAATGGTTTAAAACTTTAAATGGTTTTTTGTGTAAATATTAATATAATAAAATCTGTTAATATTATAGATAAAATGAGCCTTAACAAAGTAATCACAAGTGTAAATGCTTTAGTTAATAAAGTTTCTATACCAGACGATAAGTTAAATAATGTAGTATGTATTGATATAGAAAATAATAGGATAGGTGTAAAAAACGGTTCTCCAAAATACGAGATAGATATTAGCGGAACTCTAAACACGGATAATATTTATGTAACAGATTTGAGTTGTAATGGGATTGATGTATCTGGAATCGTAAGTGATGTATCATTTATAGAAAATGTAGGTATGGAAAAAAATTTAACCGTTTTAGGTACAATAAAAGGCAATGGGATTGATGTATCTGGAATCGTAAGTGATGTATCATTTATAGAAAATGTAGGTATGGAAAAAAATTTAACCGTATTAGGTTCTATCACCACTACCGAGGGAATACAACATACGTCGGACGATCGTTATAAACACAACGAAAAGATGATAATGAACGGTTTGGAAGTAATTAGGCAATTACAACCGCAAACATATGATAAAACGAAAACATTTAAAGATATAGATTACCAAGGAGTAGTAAATGAACCACATATAAAAGAGGCAGGATTAATCGCACAAGAGTTAATTGCTATAAATGATTTAAGTTTTGCTGTAATAGAAGGTGATAATACAAATCCATATTATGTAAGATACGATAATGTATTCATTTATGGATTAGCAGGTATAAAAGAACTGGATACTAAAGTAACAAATTTATCGGCTAAAGTTTCAAATATCACATCTGGAACACCTGATATACCAGATGTAAATGTATCAAATATATTAGATTTTGTAAGAAATCAGAATACAATAATTCAAACTTTAAATGAAAAAATAAGAAGTTTAGAGACACGAGTAAATAATTTAGAATAATTTAGAAGTATTTAGAGCAATTAATAATTAAATATATATTATTAAATAAATAATAGAATGGGAAGCGTAGATATGAATTCGTCCATTAATAATTTAATCGGGACATTTGCGACAATTAATACTGGAAGTTTTGTTCCAGTAGCAACAAATTTAGTATGTATAGACACATTAAACAATAGAATTGGAGTAAATACAATTGATCCCTCGTATGGAATTCACGTTATAGGTTCTGGAGTCGACGGAACTATTGGTTCTACTGGATTAATAATACATGATAAATCAGCACTTACGAAAGTGATATTAAAAAATTTACCAACAACGGTTAATGGATTAGTATCCGATCAGTTATATATCGGTGCTAATGGGGAATTAAAAGTTTTCCCTTAATTATATTATTTAATGAATTTGTATAATAAATAAAAATTAATATTATTTATTATAAGATATTATACATGAGTAGTGATAGAATCGATCTGTATAAGGAATTAAGCGAGAAAGAAAAAAATCTCGAGCAATTTAATAGAACAAACAAACGGTTTAAGGTTGATTTAGAATATATTCAAGAATCATCGGCAGCCGACCCAAGTAATAATTTAATAATCGAATCCAGTAACAACAATATCAATCTAGTAGTCGGACCGGAAAAAACAATAACATTACACGGTAAAGTTTCGATCCCGGGTCTTCTAAATATAAATCAATTATCTATAGATGGAGATGCGTCATTCAACAAATCGGTATATATTAGGGAACATTTAGATATGGATGGTGATGCGAGTTTTAACTCATCGGTGGATATAGCAAATAAATTAAATGTAGTATCTGTATTTGTATCCAGTGATGTCTCTGTAAATGGAAATGTAAATATTGGTAAATCATTAACAGTAGATACGCTACAGGTAAATAGCGACGTTTCAATAGACGGAGATGTAAGTTTAAATTCAAATGTCTCAATATTAAACAATTTAGATGTAGATGGAAAGGTCTCGTTAAATAATGAAGTAGATATATCAGAGAATTTATATGTTAATGGAGATGTTTCTTTCCAAAGAAATTTAGATGTATCAGGAAGTATAACAGCAACAACAATAAAAGTATTGAGTGATATTTCTATTAATGGTGAATTAGATATGTCTGGTATTATATTCGCCAATAGTGGAATAATACACGCTACACAAGAAGTCAATGCTGGCGTAAAGTCTTATATTCATAAGAACGATGGAACAACTTCAATATTAAGTAATTTTGAGGCACTTGGGGATGCGAGTTTTAGTGCGGGCGTAAATATATCGGGCGGTTTAATGGTTGGGGGACACCCATCAAATGATGAAATCATATTCGGTAATGATGTTTCATTTCAGCGAAGCGTTCAAATTGGTTATCACCCAAGTTATACAGGTCCTTCATACACTTCTAATTTCAAAGTTTATATGGATTCATCTTTTGGTGAGTCGGTAGATATTTCTGAAAATTTAAATGTGAATAATAAATTAATAGTTCGTGATGATGTATCGTTGAATAATAATGTGGATGTAAAAGGCAAGTTACATATAAAAAATAAATTAGAGACAGATGGGGATGTGTCTTTAAATGGTGATGTTGATATTGGGGGACGGCTTAATATCCTTGGTGGTATTAAGATGACATATTTATCGGTGGAACAGATTGATGTAACAAATACATTAACCGTCGCTGGAGATGTATCATTAAACGCAAATGTAAAAATGGCAAATAAATTAAATGTAGCAGGTGATGTATCATTAAATTCAGATGTATTTATGGCAAATAAATTGAATGTTGATGGTAATGTATCGTTAGGTGCTGATGTTGATGTTGATGAAAATTTAACCGTTGCTCGGGATTTATCTGTAAATTTGGATATAAAAGTGGGAAATAAAATGACGGTAGGAGGAGATGTATCTTTAAATGCGTCCGTCGATATATTAACTGACTTAAACGTGGGGAATAAGTTGGTAGTGTCTAATGATGTATCGTTAAATAAGAACGTGGATATTACAAATAATTTAAATGTTGGTGGAAATATTGTAACCATAGGTAATTTACAGGCAAACGACGTAACATTTGCGGATTTTTCGGCAACGAATATAATTGTGAATGAAAACGTGATTGAAATCGGGAAAGACATAGACGATACTATTCCTGTTAAAATTGGAATAGGTAGTTATGCGGGAAATGTAAATCAGGGAGATGACGGAATCGCAATTGGTCGTCAGGCAGGTTTAACGGGGCAGGGTGCGAATAGTATATCGGTTGGTTTTAAGGCGGGCAATACAAATCAAGGTGCGAATGCGATAGTAATAGGGTCGGAGGCTGGCTTTACATCTCAAAAAGAAAAAGCCATTTCTATAGGTGATAAAGCAGGTTACAATAGCCAAGAGACAAATTCAATTGCGATTGGTTCAAGTTCAGGCTATACATCACAGGCTAAAGATACAGTTGCGATAGGAAATATGGCTGGTAATTTAACACAACAGGAAGGAAGTGTTGGAATGGGATATATGGCGGGTAAAACAAACCAAGGATTAAAAACCGTAGCAGTTGGATATACAGCGGGCGAAAGTAATCAGGGCAACTATGCGATTGCGATAGGTTCTTCGGCGGGTAAAACAAGTCAGGCAACAAAGTCAATAATATTAAATGCGACTGGAATAGAATTGAATGGTGGAAACTCGGGATTATATATAGACCCAATAAGAACCAATGTGAAGCCAAATATAATGCAATATGATACTACAACGAAAGAATTAGTATATTCTACGCGGATAGACATACCCGGGACCATAACTTCGAGTGATATAACTTGCGACACTTTAACAACCAACGGATTAATAGACACACAAAACAACGATATTAATATGGGTTCGGGTAATATAGTATGTAATACCGTAACCTCAGAAGGATTAGTAATTACTGGAGATGTAGATATATCAGACAATTTAACAGTATCGGGGTCAATAATATCAAGAAACTCAATAAGTTCGGGGTATGACACAAATACAACTTCATTTTTAGGTAGAGCAGCGATAGGTTATACAGGTCTTAATGATATAGCATCATTTTCACATATAGATAGTAATACCGCATGTAGATATGGATTTTCACAAAAAAGCAATGGACGGACAAGTATAAATGCCCCAACAGGCGAATATATAACTTTAGGTATAAATAATATACCAAAAGTTAAATTAGCAACCGATGGAAAATTAGGAATAGGAACAACAGACCCAACATCATTATTACATGTTGAGGGAGATGTATCATTAAATTTGAACGCAGATGTGGCGCAAAATTTGAATGTATATGGTGATACTTATCTTGTGGGTAAATTAGATGTTGAAAGTGATGTATCATTTGCTTCGTCTGTAACTATCCGCAGCGGAGATATATCAAACGTCTCTATACAAGCAAATTCATATGGTGGAAGTGGAGTGGTAAATGATTTAGGACTTGTATCAACTGGTTCTACTAAAATAGCAACTGCGGGAACAATAAAGGACTTCCAAATAGGCGCATTAGATATGTCAGCCTCACATTTCGTTTTAATAAACGCAAATACAACTGATTTAGCGAACTCCGACCTTTCTGTAGTGAATCTACAAGATACATCAGACGCCCATTTTATTTTAATAAACGCAAATACAACTGATTTAGCGAACACAGACCTATCAGTAGTGAATCTACAAGATACATCAAGCGCCCATTTTCTTTTAATAAACGCAAATACAACTGATTTAGCGAACACAGACCTATCTATCGCACATCTGGTGGATACATCAAATGCTCACCATGACTTAATAGTTGCTAATGGAACTGGAACAGCAACAAAATTAGCGAACACAGACTTATCTATAGTGAATCTACAAGATTCATCAAACGCCCATTTTCTTTTAATAAACGCAAATACAACTGATTTGGCGAACACAGACTTATCTATCGCACATTTAGTCGATACATCAAACGCTCACTATGACTTAATAGTTGCTAATGGAACTGGAACAGCAACAGACTTATCTATCGCACATTTAGTCGATACATCAAACGCTCACTATGACTTAATAGTTGCTAATGGAACTGGAACAGCAAGCAATTTAGCGAACACA